CGTGTCGCCGCCCATCCCACCGCCTATCGGAACGCCGGACTGATCCGTGTGTGGGAAGAACGAGTTTATATAGTTATACAGACCAGGGTAGGCTTCCCTCAATCCAGCCAGGGCGTCCTGGTACCCAGGGAAGCTGCTATACCCACTCAGCCCACCGCCAAAGTCGGTGGCCGGCATTATGGTGCTCGCCACGTCGATCGGCGTTCCGCCCGGGTCGTTGAACACGGTAAACCAGTCGGCCGCATTCTGCATGGCGCTGACCTGTTGAGGGTTGAACGCCGCCACGTCCGGCCCGGTGTACGGCACGTAACCAATCTCAGCGGTCGCCGCGCCTTGCTCCACGGCATGCTTAGCCGCGTCTGTCCACCACTGTGGAGGCTTGGTGGTGGTGCTGCCAGTCGTGCTTTCACCCATCAGACTATCTCCTTCTCCATGTAGACGAAGGGTGACTTCCAGCCCCTTTTCGCCATAACCCTAGCCAGGCCCCTTCTTCCTATAAAGGTGGCCTTCGAAGCACCTATCGATCTGCCGAAATCGCCTATCATCTTGTCGAGCCCGTCGAAACCCTCCAGGCTGCCGCCGGCGAGGGATATATGCAGGCGAGTGTCCTTTGGATGCTCCACCACCGTCACCACTGCGAAGGCCTCGCCGTTCTCGAAGAGGAGCTTGCGGAAGTCACAGCATTGCAGATACACGTCGTCAACGCTCTCGTACCAGCCGTTGCGCTCCAGTATCTTGGCCATGTGACCACGCCACCTGTCGAAGCGCGGGGTTATGAAGGCGGCAATGTTCACAGCTTCACCATCAGCTGACCCGTGGCCGTGCGATAGAAGTCGCCCTGAACAAGTCCGCCCACGCCAGCATCCGTGTCATCCACATACTCGGGCAGGTTGCCGAACGCCCAGACGCTGGCGATGGAGTCCGCTGTCGCCTGGGCTCCGTCGGCGGCAGCCTGGGCTCCGTCGGCGGCCGTCTGAGCGTTGCCGGCCGTGCGCTGCGCCTGCTCCACGTTGCGCCGGGCCCAATCGCGGAAGGTCTGCTCCTCGCGACGCTCGTACCTCTCCTTGGCTATGGGCGTTACCAGCGTCATCGCAACCCGCCCTCCTTCATGCGCAGGCGAACCTTGCCAAGCTTCCAGACCACGTCCTTGGTCTGCTCCAGGCGCACCACGACCTGCCTGGCGCGGAACCTGACGGTGGTGTAGCCCTTCGGGTTTGCCAGGAGGATTGGCCCGTAGAGCCGCTCCGGCGCACCCGGCGCCTGCCTAAGCTTGAAGGTAAGCGTGAAGGCGGTGGGGTCGCCCACGGAGAAGCCCGGCCCAACCTCGCCCGCGTCCTGGTAGACCCTGTCGACACGCATGAGGTTGTCGCCCTCGCCGATCTCCAGGGCACCGGTCTCGGCGTAGATCTCGTAGTTGCGGCTCTCGCCATCGGCCAGAGTGCCGTACTCGTGCTCGTAGAGCTCCGTCCCGTCCACGGCCAGGGGACGGGTCTGCCACACCGGCGAGCACCAGGCGGTGCGCGGTATCTGCCCCTGCGTCCAGTAGGCGTCCTGCGAGTAGGACAGGGCGATGTACCTGTCGGTGTACTCGCTGGAGAAGCCGGGGTAGAAGATCCAGAGCTCCTGGGCGAATTCGTTGATGCCCATGTGCACACGGAAGTTCTGCGCCAGGTTGGAGTTGTAGAAGAGCTCGGTGTGGAGCTGGCAGGGGAGCTTGTTGATGGCACCCCCGGAGTAGGTGAAGATGTTGGCGTGGTCGATCCAGATGGCCTCCCCCTGTACCGAAGAGATGGTGTTCTGGCCGACTATGCCCCCCTCGTCAGAGATCTTCCTGCGGCCGTAGTAGTTCGGCGGCCCCTCGTACTCTATCAGGTGCACGTCGGCGTCGGTGATCACCAGGATGCCGGACTGCACCTTGCAGGCGGCCAGGATGGCGCCGTTGGTCTTGAGGTCGAACCCGCCAGCCGAGTTGTCCACGGCCGCCGTCCACGTGTTTATCTCGCGGCGCGAACACCACTGCACCCGGCGCGGGTTGTTGCGGCCCCCCAGCAACATCACGTGCTCTTCCTCGGTGGCAACGACCAGCGTGTTGTCGACGGGCGCCCCGGTCACCACGGTCGCCACCGCTGACGGAGTGTCCGGGTCCCAGGAGTACAGCTTGCCGTCCTGCGAGTGGACGCCGACCAACAGCTTGCCGAAATTGTCGAGGCACCACAGGCCGGTGCCGTCCGGCACGACGGTCTCGCTCGTGCCGTCGACGCCGAAGGGGCCCGTGCCGAACCCCCTCCTGCCGAAGCCGACGACTCCACCGGGGACCCACAGGAGGGACGACGGCGTGATGTCGTACTGCGTGAATACGCCGGAGACGTACGACACTCCGATGAGCCTGTCCTCGCTCCCACCCGCCAGCCACGGCTTCTTGAGGTTGTCGCGCCAGGTATAGAGCTTTCTGACGGGGTGGGTCGTTATCCCGGAGAAGGACAGGAGCTTCCGCCAGCCGCCGACGGGCACCATGGTGTCGTTGACCCAGCGCACCTGGTTGCCGGCGTACCAGCGCCTGCCCGCAGCGTACTGCGTGCTGTTCTGGAAGATGCCAGGCGGCAGCTCTAGCAAACTGACGTTCTTACCACTCACGGTGCACCGCCCGAACTAACTGTATCGTACGCATAGGCCCACCAGACGTTGACGGCCACCTTCCTGACGGCTATAACCCCGTACTGGCTAGATATGGCCGCGCCGTCAGGATCGGGCAAGAGGGTGACGCCGGAACCGGGCACCACCGTAACATTGCCAGTATTCTGCTGGCCGATGGTCACCTCTGTGCCTATGGCGAAAGGCACGGACGAGTTCGGCGGGATCGTCACGACAGCGTTCGCCGGGTTGTTCATGACAAGGAAGTCGTTGGCGTCGCCGATTGCCAGCGTGATGCTGCCCGTGTACGTGTTGACGCCGCTCCCGCTAACACCACCGCCACCGCTGATCGCGCCTATGATGGCCGCCGCCTCGGCCCCCGTCAGGTCTACGGGGTCCCCTCCAGCTATGCTGCCCTTGATGGTGGACGGCGGCATGTTGGCGAGCTTGGCGTTGGTCACCGCATCGTTGGATATGGTCAGCACCGTGCCGCCTACGGGCTTGACCACGTCGCCGGTAAAAGCGGCCCCCACCGTATTGGCGTTGATCTTCAGCTGGGTATCGACTACGTCCCAGTTCGCGTTGATCGGTGGCGCCCAAGCGTCTATCTCGGTGTTGAAGTCTATCTTGCTGAGGCCGTAGTTGGTTGTTGGGGTTATTGTCATCTCTCTTCTTCCTTGTCAGGCGGTAGTTTCGGCGGGGGGACATAAGGCGCCGACATACGTCCACCCGCAAAAGCTATCGCCGCCGTAAAAGCCATCGTTATAATCTCTTTCGCGAACTCTTTTAAGTCTGTGCATACTGGTAACGGATGGCCGGTCACTGCCAAATAAGTGCACGACCCCATGCCGATCAACACCACCAGCATCATCGTCGCGATGATCATGGCGACCAGTAAAAATGCCCCCTTGGTTGTGTCGAAGTCTGCCATTCATCGCCTTAAGCGTTCCATTATTATGATGTCGCCCCCCATCTGAACCAGCCTCCAACCCATCGCCCCCAACTCGTTAAGCTGTGACTCGAATTCTTCAACATTGGTGCGCCTGACAACGTAACTGTACTGCTTATGTTTAGGCACGGACGGCGACCCCGGCGGGTGCTCGCCTTCCTCAGGCGGCACAACGCCTTCTGTCGGCGGCTCTGCAATTTCCTCTGGCGGCAAATGATAACCTGCAGCACGCAGAGCCTGCTCGAAACTCTCAGCGTAACCCGCCAGCAGATCAGCCTTGTCAGTCCCGTTCACAACGCGCCGAGCGTTGTAGTAGTCGGTGACGGTATCGTTGACGTAGTCCCCTAGCTTTTTGCCTGTGAACCACCCCTCCAGCATTCCCTGGAAGATAATCTGCGAGGCAATGGCAGGGTCTAATGCAAGATCGAAATTTTCCAGCAGAGCGCCATCAAGCGCGCACTTCTGATCGGCTTTTTCGTAATTGTAATCCCAAGTAAGCTGCACGTACCCTCGCCCGTAGGCCACCTGATTACCGTACTGCGGACACGGTTCGCCGTACTCATGACCTTCACCCTTGCCGTACTCAGCGATCGGCATCATGGTCGCCGCTGTCTCGTGCCAGCTTGTGCTTAAGACGTATGAGAGCTGGTTCATCGGCAGTTGCCGCTTCTCGGCATCGTCAAGAAGCGCTTCGGTACCGTCCACTTGGTTTTGCGAGAGCGATCCGAACTCCTGCCTCATAACGTCATAAAATGCGTCGCGGTTCATGCTGCGGTCCTCTCCAATTCATACCAGCCGTCCCCCCACAGCTGGAGCAACCTTCTGAAATGCCTGTCGTACTTCTGGGCGATAACCGGCAGAGAGTAATTATCTATCGCGTGCTTGCGAATGATATGCGGGTCTAGCGTCTGCACCAAGAGGGTAGCGTCCACGAACTCCTGCAGCGTGCGGCAGCGGTAGCCTGTCACGCCGTGGATGACCGTCTCCGTCATTGCGCCCCAATCGGTGCAAATGACCGGCGTCCCGCAGGCCATGGCCTCGACCGCCACGTTGCCGAAGGGCTCGATGTAGACGGTCGGCACAAACACGGCGCGCGCCCGCTTCATCAGCTCGTCGCGCCTCTCCGGCCCCACCGTTCCCACATATTCGCCATAGACCGGCATGTCACCAGCTCCGGCCACATAGAGCTTGGCGCCTATGTTCTGACAAACGTCCTCGGCAATACGCCAGCCCTTTCGATCCGTGAGCCTGCCGATGTAGAAGAAGTAGTCGTCCTTCTTAGCGCTGAAGGAGAACTTCTCGACCTCGAAGTAGCCGGGAATGACGGCATCGAACCAGATGCCATCAACACCATTGGGATCATAGGGCCTAGCCGCACCGTAGCAGGTGTGCATCCAAGCGTAGCTCTCCCACACACGGTACTTGGAGAAGGTGCCGCCGTAGCCGATGCCAAACTCGACCGTCATGTTGGCGGGGAAGGCTTCGGCTATGACCTGATTGGCCCTGCCACCGATGACACAGATAAAGTCCTTCGGCTGAATGCGTCGGCCAATTTCTCGGATGGCATTGGAGTTGAAAGTAACCCACGGTTCAGACGTAAAGTTGAAGCTAGCCTGTGTGTAATGCCGATCGTCACAGGCGGCCACGCGGCCCGGCTCGTCAATACATGGCACATGGGCAGTACAAGGAGCGGTGTTCTGTTCTCCGGCATAGAGATAGACCTCGTGATCGAGCGACATCATCATGATCGCGAACTTGCGCACCTTCTCCGTAAAAGCACACGCCGAGAAGTCATCGGTCGTGTTGGTGTGCGGCAAGCTGACAAGATGAAAGCGCATCATTCCTCACATGATCATCACGATAAAATCAGTAGGATTAAGCACGACAGTAACCGCATAGGTGATGACGATAAGACCGCCAGCGCCGGCGCCATTGACCGTGGTGCCGGTGCTGCGCATGGGGCCATTACCGCCAGCGCCGCCGCCGTAATCGCCACCGTTGCCGCCGCCAATTGTTGCGCCGGGGCTAGTGAAGGAACACATGCCGGAGCCGCCGCCGCCGGAACCGAGCGTTGCTCCAGTGGGCCACGTCGAGACTTGATGACCGCTACCGGGACCGCCTCTAAACGTGCCGCTTGCTGCGCTCGACCCGCCGCCGCCGCCGCCGGAACCATTAGTTCCCGCGGTTCCAGTAACCGCATTGCCGCCAGCGCCGCCCGCCGTGCCGGTTGGACCGGCGCCGCCTGTACCGCCCACACCGTTCGAGGCACCGACGGAGCCATTTGTCGACGATGCGCCACCCGCGCCGCCGCCGCCTGTACCGCCGTCAAGCGCGAAGGTATCGACACCATCCGCGCCGTTCTTACCCGCACCGCCGGGACCGGCCGCGCCGCCGCCGCCGCCGCCGCCTTGAGACTTGGCGACAGCCGAGCCCCCAGTGCCACCAGCAAAGCCGCTGGCTGAACCGCCCGGCGGTGTGCCGCCGGTTTCCTCTGTGGCTGAGCCTCCGGCCGTCGTCGTGCCATTGGTCGCGCCATTGGCGCCAAACTGCGCACCGAAATAATTGGTGCCGGTCGAGCCATCATTGCCAAAGCGCGTCGTAACTGCCGATGCGTTTGTGCCGACACGCCACGGTACCGTGCCCGCAAGCGTCAGATTGGTGCGCTTGCGATAAGCACCGCCGCCGCCACCGCTCGATGCAGCCATGCTAGAGGAATTTTGGGACGCTAGCCCGGTACCGCCGCCGCGCCCGACGAGCTCGACACTGTTATCAGAGTTGTTCCAGTCGCCCGGAACCGTCCAAGGATTAGTTGATCCGCTGACAAGAAAGACTTGCGTCACGGCTTGTCTCCCTCGCCATAATACCTCGTGATTTCACGCACCTTGTAACCAACGCGCTGCATCTCGTTGATCCACGCCCAGGCGTGCTGGTCCGGCGTGCCGTGGCACTCAATAATCAGCGGATCGTGGTTCGTCCTGTCGCTAGTAAAGATCGCGCCACAGCGATCGGGGCGCAGAGCCGCAATCATCTTGTCATTGCGTTCTTGCGACAGAAGCCACTCGCACTTAAAAGACCGGCAGGCTTTCGGTCTTTGCTGATAGACCTTGCAGCCAAAGCCATCGGCGCAATTATTGCACCACGTATTGCTTGGTTTTTTGAATGGCCCGTCATCGATGTAGAGCGTGAAGCAACAGGCAGTGCACTCACCGCAATGGTTGGTCGGGGCAAGCGTCTTGACTACGTGCTTTTGAGCTTTCTCGATTACTTCGGGGATGTCGTCCCAAGGAATGGGCGTCGTCACATACAAGTCAGGCACCAGGAACAAGCGGTCCTCGTTCTCCTCAACAAGATGCTGGTCGAACGTCTCGGGGTCACCGGCTAACACCCTGAGCCCGCCAAACTTGTCAACGACCGCTGCCACTCGTTCAAAGATAATCATGTTCGAGCCACCGTCAGAACAAGCGTCAAGCCCGTGAAGGTGCAGCTCTCCACCTCCGGTATAATGGCATCCCCGGCAGCAATTGAGGTCGTCCAGCCGGTCAGCGTGCTGTCCTCCATCTTGGTGCTCGAGGAAATCGTGGGCTTCGCAGACGCCACGATGCTGTCGGCGTTGGTCGGCGGGTAGTTAGCGTAAGTGTTCTTCCACAGGTCGAGCACGCAGGATGCCGTCTCGCCAGGCTTACCGAGGACGGACACCTTGGTGATCGTGCAGGCGAAGGAGAAGCGGATCGGGTACTTCTGTCCGGTCGCCACCGCCGAGCCCTGGCCATCCATGATGTAGTTGATGTCAGAAGTCGCCGGTCCAGTCGGACCAGTGGCCCCAGTTATCCCGGTCGGGCCAGTTGGGCCGGTAGCTCCAGCCCCAGTTGGCCCTGTCGGCCCAGTAACCCCAGTCGGACCCGTAGGTCCCGTTGGACCAGTGGCACCAGTCGTACCCGCGCCAGTAGGCCCGGTCGGCCCCGTGACGCCGGTTGGTCCCGTTGGACCCGTCGGACCTGTGGCGCCAGTCGTGCCCGTAGTACCCGTCTCGCCCGTCCGCGTGAACTGCAGAACAATCGGATCAGCATTGGCCAGATCAGTGCCGCCCGAGATGAACGCCGTCGTCAGCTTGCGGTAGCCCGTCCCGTCAACTGTGCTGCCGGAGATGGTGAACTCCTTCCACTTGTTCGCATCGTTCTTGGCCGCGATGCGCAGGTAACCGCGGTGGCTGGTGTTGTTGTTGTCGTCGATCGCATCGAGCAGCGCCGTGACAGAGGCACCGGAGGCACTGTCCACATTGTCGGCAAATACCGCCGTCGCGGAATTCTGCGTGGCGTTGTTGAAGCGCAGGTTGCCAGCGCCAGGATCGGCATCGGTGACCGTGGTCGAGAAGTTGTACTGAATCGCAAAGCCGCCTCCGGGAATGCCCGTGGCTCCCGTGGGCCCTGTCGGGCCTGTAGGGCCCGTAGGACCTGTCGGCCCAGTAGCGCCAGTAACACCAGTCGGGCCTGTCGGCCCCGTGACGCCGGTGGGCCCAGTGACGCCGGTGGGCCCGGTCGGCCCCGTCGCGCCTGTTAGGCCTGTATTTCCCGTGACACCTGTCGGACCAGTCGGACCAACGTCACCCGTAGTACCGGTAATTCCAGTTGGGCCAGTCGGCCCCGTGACGCCGGTCGGGCCAGTCGGCCCTGTCGGTCCGGTCGCGCCTTGTGAGGTCAAGCTCCAGAAGCTCGCGTTTGGCGGCTGGTTGGCACCGCTAGACGTGTGCCCCGCGATGCAGATATAGCTCGAGCCGTTATTGTAGACCGCATCGTCGACCGCGTAGACAGTGGACGTTACCCACTGACCCAGCCAGTTCATCGAACCGCCAGCCACGCCGGTCGCGCCAGTTGCCCCCGTAACGCCAGTAGGTCCGGTCGGCCCTGTCGCCCCAGTCGTGCCCGCCCCGGTGGGCCCGGTTGGACCAGTAACGCCGGTCGGTCCGGTCGGCCCTGTCGCCCCAGTAGTGCCAGCCCCGGTGGGCCCGGTCGGGCCAGTTGCGCCAGTTACACCTGTTGGACCAGTTGCTCCAGGAGCTCCGTCTTCTCCTGCACCTGCAGGCCCTGTTGCTCCAGTTGGTCCAGTGGGTCCTGTCGCGCCCGCACTACCTGCACTACCCGCCGGACCAGTAGCGCCAATCGGACCAGCAGGACCAGTTGCCCCAGTAGGACCGCCGGCCGGGCCCGTGGGACCCGTAGGCCCTGTCGGGCCGGTCGGACCACCGGCGGGGCCAGTGGCGCCTGTCGGGCCCGTAGGACCTGTCGGTCCGGTCGGACCACCGGCGGGGCCTGTAGCTCCGGTCGGGCCTGTTGGGCCAGTCGGGCCGGGAGGACCACCGTAACCACCACCGCCAGTAGACCTCGGCCTGCCTCCTATTTGCACATTGACCGGTTGACCGGGAACTGGGACATTGACAGGCATTACTCGGTGTTCCAACCCCCCTTGCCAACCATGTCACCCCACAGGACAGTCAGCTCCGAACCGTCTGGGCCTATTATTTCCAACTCGTACTTCATACTCTCATCGAGCGGGATCAGGCGCGTCTCTACCGGAGACAGGATCAGACCGATCGTGCCGTTGCTCGGGGACGTAAGGAGCAGGGTATCCTCCGCCGTGTCCTTGACTACGGTCACGTCGCCGTAGACGCCGCGCCAACGCGCCCTGAAGCCCGTCAGATCGACAGGCGTGCCGTCCGCCGCCTGACACTCGTACTGCCTAAAGAGCGTATTGCCGCGCACCGCTTCGTCGTTGTAGTACCCCGGCCCAGGCAACATGTGGCTCATTGTGTCACCCTCACCCAATCAATCTCAAGCCAATAATCCGGGTTGGCTCCTATCATAAGTGGTTCGTGATGCGTATCCGACAGGTGAAACAGGGTGCTGACTCCGCCTATGTCTATAT